AAATTTATATGGAGCGTAAAAAAATATTTGTTTTTGATTTAGATAACACATTATGTGATACTAAAAAAAAAGAAGATGGTAATTGGGATTATTTAAATTCTGAACCTATGAAAGATAGGATTGAGATTGTTAATAGTTTATTTGATAAAGGTAACTATATTATAATAGAAACTGCGAGAGGTTGCGTATCAAAAAAAAATTGGTATGAACAAACTTACGAACAATTAATTAAATTTGGTTTGAGATTTAACGAACTGAGAACTGGTGTTAAATTTAATGCTGATTTCTTTATAGACGACAAAGGGATAAACTCTGAAGATTTTTTCAATGGGTATAGTTCAAAGAATAATTAAAAAACAACCAAACATGATAAAAAAAATTTATTATGATTTGGTTCCGTTCAATAAAAGATACGGTAAAGTATTTGATGATACTTCTAAATTTTTAGAAGATGTTGAAAAATGGGGTTATAGTCAAGCCAAAGATTATCAATTTAATGAATTGAAACGAGTTTTAATTCATTCTTATAAGAACGTACCATATTACGGTAAGTTATTTGCTGAACACGAATTTAATCCTGTGATACAATCTTTTGACGATATTAAAAAATTACCGATTCTTACTAAATCAATCATAATGGATAATTTTAATGATTTAATATCAAAAAATTATAACGGGAATAAAATTTTATTTAAAACTTCAGGGTCAACAGGTAAACGTTTAGAATTTTATGGTGAAGATTCTATGTTTAAAAAAGAGGCCGCATATATATCACATAGTTTCAAATCTCACGGTGTTGACTTATATAATAAATGGTCTGTGTGGATTAGGAGACATTCACCCAAAAATGAAAATGATATTATTGTTACTGATTATGAATTAAAAAGAATATATTTGTCAGCGTTTCATTTAAATGATGAAACAATTCGAGATTATGTAAAAATCATTAATAATTCCAAATGTGAAACAATTGTTACATATCCATCGACTGCATATTGGTTATCTTGTTTATTAGAAAAAAATAACTTATCATTAAAACATATTAGGTCAATTCACGGTGCATCTGAGAAATGTCTTCCGATATGGTCTAGTAAGATAAAAAATGTCTTCGGTTTTGATTTAAAGATGCATTACGGTCAAGTTGAAAAAGTTTCGTTTGCGTATCAATCATCGCATAGTAACAACTATCATGAGAGTTTGACATATTCTTTTACTGAATACGATAATAATACTATAATTGGTACGTCATTTATGAATATCGTAATGCCATTTATTAGATATAAAACAAATGATATTGTTGAATTAATGGAGACTCCTGACTACAAATTTTCATCTCCAATAACTATTAAAGAAATTGATGGTAGGGTTGATGACATGATAGTATCTGAAATAAATTCTAAGATACCGTCAGTTAATTTTTATACAGTAATGTCCAAAATAGAAGAAATTAAAATGTTCCAATTTTATCAAAAAATTGATAAATCAATAATAGTTAGTATCGTTGTAACGAATGAATTTAATGAAAATACTTCATTAAAGTTAAAAAATGATATAATACAAAGAATTGGAAATGTTCCCATAGAGATTTTAGTTGTTAATGAAATACCTAGGGACCCCAGTACAGGTAAAATTAGATGTGTTATTACTGAAATAAAATGATTAAAACTAATAAAAACTTATCAAAAATTAAACATTATCTACCATCAAATAGAGAAGGTGATAATTCTATTAAAAAATTAGATTGGAATGAATGTAATATACAATTCGATTCCGAATATTTGTCGGAATTAAAATCATCATTCAACAAAATCAATTTAAGTGAATATCCAAACATCAACAATGATGAGTTACTTAACGCTTTATCGTCTTATTGTTCCATTAATAAAAATAAAATACAAATTTTTAACGGTTCAGATTCAGCATTACATTATATATTTGCAACATTTCTTAATCCCGAGACTAACGTGTTAATTTATTATCCATCATACAGTCAAGTTGAGAGTTATATACAACTATATTCGAACAATTTAAATTACTCTAAAATTATTAATCCGTTCGAAGAACACACATACAATTTTAACGATATTAACAGTAACGATGTTATATACATAACTAATCCAAATAACCCAACAGGTAAAGTTATTGATTGTTCAGTAATCAAAGAATTATTAATAAAGTACCCCAATAAATTATTTATAATAGATGAAGCATATTTTGAGTTTTCTGATATCACATGTGTTAGTTTAGTTAATGATTATAACAATATAATTATCACCAGAACATTCTCAAAAGCCTTTTCATTGGCGTCTATAAGATTAGGATATATTTGTTCTAACGAAAATAATATTAACGAAATTAATAAAATTAGGAACACCAAAGAAGTGAACTCATTCGCACAATCCCTAGGGATTGTTGCTTTAAAAAATATTCACCATATAAAAAATAGAATTAATATTATTAATAATAATAAAGAATTTTTTACGAACGAATTAAAAAAATTAAATATTCAATTTATTGACTCAATGTCTAATTTTGTTTTAATTAAAGTCAAAGATAGTAAGTTTTTAATTAAAAAACTTATAGAAAAGGGTATACTTGTTCGTGATAGGTCTAGTTTTGAAGGATTAGAAAATAGCGTAAGAATTTCTATTGGTGAAATTGAGGATATGATAACTATTATAAATACAATAAAAGAAATATATGAATATTGAAAAAGTTTCGTTAATTGGTTTGGGTAAATTAGGATTACCTTTATTAGTTACTTTTGCCAAAAATAATCAAAAAATTATTGGTATAGATATAGATGTTGAAAAAATAAATCTACTTAAAGAGAAAAAAATTCCTTTTTTTGAACCTAATTTAATAGATTATTTGAATTTTGGTTATGATAATATTGATTTAAACACAACATTTAACAATGTCATTAACGACACAGATGTTTTTATTATATTAGTTAATACCCCATCAACTGATGATGGAGGGTTTTCTAATAAATACATTTTTGATGCGATAGATGAAATATGTAAAAAAATAAATGAGACCAATAAATCAGATTTTTTAATAATACTTAGTTCTACTGTTATGCCTGGAACACATATTGATATTATTAATAAAGTCGAAAGTAAGACAAATAAAAAATTTAATGATGATTTTGGTTTTGTTTATATACCTGACTTAGTTGCGTTAGGTACCGTTATTAAAGACTTTGAAAATCCTGATGTAGTCATTTTAGGTGAAAGTGGTGGAAAATATGGGGATATTGCTCAGGCATTATATTCTAAAATTATTAAAAATAACGCCCCTTTTATTAGGATGTCTTTAATTGAAAGCGAAATAACGAAAATTAGTTTAAACGCTTTTATTACAATGAAGATTAGTTTTGCAAATTTTATCGGTAATGTTTCTGAGAAATTTGGTTGCAATCCAAATAATATCACAAAGGCATTGGGGTATGATAAAAGAATATCCCCTCTTTATATAAAGAGTGGATTACCTTTTGGGGGTACCTGCTTTCCAAGAGACACATGGGCGTTTATTAAAATGTCAGAAAATATAGGGTTGGATGCGGTACACATTAAAGCAACTCAAAAAATAAATGAACAACAAAACCAATTTTTATTAGAAAAACTATTAATCTTTAAAGATAAAAAAATAGGTATTCTTGGTCTATCTTTTAAACCTAATACATCAGTGACCACAGAATCCTCTGGAAATTTTTTATACGAATATCTAAAAAATAATAATTACAAAGTATACGGTTGTGATGAATTAGTGACTACCGATTTTAATTACTCAAATATATCAGAATTTATTGATAAATGCGAAGTCATTGTAATAACTCATGACAATAAAAAAATATTATCTGAAGTAATGGATAAGTTAAAAACAAAAATAGTAATAAACCCTTGGAATATAGAAATATGACAATTAAATATATTTTTAACGAAGAAGTTAAAGTCTCTGAGAGAAGTAAATTGTATAATAATTACACTTGGGAAAATGGTGTGGTTGGTCAAATATCGGCGGTTGAGTTTTTCTCAACTCTAATAAAAAATGAAGAAAACTTTACAGTTGTAGATATTGGCGCTCAAAGTGGGGCGTATTCACTGATGTCAAAATTTTTTAATAAAACTAATTGGTTTTGTTTTGAACCTGACCCAATTAACTACGAGTGTTTATTGGAAAATATAGACTTAAATTCGATAGATAATGTCACCCCAAAAAACATTGCAATTAGTGATGTAAAGGGTGAGGTTACTTTAAACATATGCAAATCACATAGAGGTCTTAATACTATAGGGTCTAATTTAATTAGGTTTGGAGAAAATGATGTTGAGGAGTTTTTGATTAAATCTGACACTATGGATTCTATTTTTTCAGATATAAAAATAGACTTAATTAAAATCGACACTGAAGGATGTGAGTATAATATTTTGAATGGCGCTAGAAAAATAATTGAGAAATACAAACCAAAAATATTTTTAGAATACTATGATATTAATTTGAACCAATTCGGATTAAGTATTAAAGATTTAGACAACTTAATCTCTGAATTAAATTATCACATAGTATGGGCTCAGGAAGATAACGTATTAATAGAATACAAATATGAAAAATGACCTAATAAGAAAAGTACTATCTCCAATTTTAAAAGATGATAAAATTTTTATCCCCAATTGGGTAAAAAAAATTAAAATTGATGTCGGTACTTCAGTTGCCGCTCCAAATTCTGAGGTTTGGATTAATGAGGACCCTGAAGTTTGTGTATTCGCATTCGAACCTAATACATATAATATAAAACATTTACATGGCGGTGAAAAAATATGGCCAATACATATAAACCCCAATAAAATTAATAATTCATTTTTTTATTTAAATTGCGCACTGTCAAATTTTACATCTGAAAGCGAAAAATTTTACTGTACTAACATTGATGGTGGAACATCAAGTTTGTTCACACCGATAGATAGTAGAATAACAGTTAAAGAGATTATTGAAATTCCTGTTATAACATTAGAATCGTTTTTTGATTACTTTCCTTGGGAAACTATTCCGTATATAGAACAAATTAAGATTGATGCTCAATCATCGGATTTTAATATTATTAAAGGTATGGGTAATTACTTGTCTGAACGAATTGTATATCTTGATGTTGAAACTACGACTAACGGGCAATACCTTAATAACGAGACTCCAATGGAACTTAAAAATTACATGGAAAACGCTGGTTTTTATTGTGAGAGTTGGGGGATTAATGCAACTTTTTTCAATAAAAAATTTATTAACATTAAAAATAACATTAAATATTCAATATTAGGAGAATAGAGTATGTATATAACTAATAAATTAAGAAATGATGGGTTTGGGGCGCAATACCAAACAATAATTTTTACAATATTATTTGCAGAATTGGAAAAAATTGAATTCGTGTACAGACCATTTACCAGTATTGAACACAATTATGATTCAAATCCTACCTTTATTAAGGATAAAGAAAATTTAATAAATATTAGAGATGAATTTAATTCAATAGACTCAATTGATATAGGTGATATAAAAGATTTTGATTTAGGTTTTATTTATAATAAAATAGAAAATAACTTAGATTATTCATTATCCCTACAATCATTTAAGAAAATAAAAAATTTATTTTTAAAAAATAAAGTGAGAAGGTTTGATGAGAAATATGTGGCAATTCATATCAGAAGACCTAACAGTCACGATATAGGGGATTATGGGTACACACAAGACGAATATTTCATAAAAGTAATTGACTTAATTAGAAAACAATATCCCGATATTAAAAAATATAAAATATACTCACAAGGAGATAAGGAAAATTTTAAAAATTTTATAGGTGATGATATTGAGTTTCATTTAAATGAAAGTATAGAAAAAACATTTACAGATATGGTATTATCTGATATATTAGTCATGTCTAAAGGTTCATTTAGTTATTGTGCGGGATTATTATCTGACGGCATAGTTTATTATTTACCTTTTTGGCATAAACCGAAAAGTAATTGGATTAATACTCAATTAATATGATATCAACGTACTCACCTTTTGGATGCCCTGGAGATTTTTTTAAATGTAACACTAATGATAAAATAAAAATAATAATAGACCCAAATTATCTTTATTTTAATAAACAAATACATATCGATAGGGAAAACTTTGACAAACTAGTTCTAATACAAGGTATGGAACCTAAAGAATTGAATAATATTTCTAACGAAGTTATTAGGAATAAAAATTTTTTTGATATAATTTTAAGTTCATATCCTGAAGTATTATCGTCCTGCGAAAATTCAGAATTATTTTTATACGCTTCATGTTGGATTCTAACCAGAGAAGATAAATTTAGGGCTAACCATAGAACAGAATATTTTAATATTTTTAATACTAATAAAAAATTTCAATTAAGTTTTGTTATGAGTGGTAAAATCTTCCTTCCCGGACATTCGCTCAGACACCTATCTAAAGATATTATTTCTAAACCAAGAAATTACAATTTAATATTCCCAACCTCAATCCCTATGGAGGAGAAATATAAATTATTTGAGGATACTATGTTTCATATTGCAATAGAAAACACTAAAAATATAAACTATATTAGTGAAAAAATTATAGATTGTTTTATGTCGTATACTATACCAATATATTGGGGTTGCCCTAACATTGGAGAGTATTTTAATACTAATGGTATTATATTTTTTGAAACTAAAGAGGAATTAGATAATATACTCAATAACTTAACCGAAAAAGATTATCATAATAGAATTGATGCTATTTTGGAAAATTATGATATAGCAAATAAAAAGTACGCATTTCATGCCGATAGAGTTAATCAAGTTTTAGATAAAATAACAAAAAAATAATTAATATGTCATATACCAATCCCGAATTAGAAAAAAAAATACAAGAGTTATTTAACTTTAAAACTGATGGTTTTTTTGTTGATATTGGTGCACATAATGGTATTTCATTGAGTAATACTAAATTATTAGAGGACCTTGGGTGGGACGGTATCTGTATTGAACCGCACCCTAATGTGTTTAAAGAATTAATTAAAAATAGAAAATGTCAAAAAGTTAATTGTGCATTATGGAGCGAAGACACTGAGGTTAATTTTCTTTCTTTATCGGGTTACACCGAAATGTTGAGCGGTATTTACGAGTCATATGACTCAAGACACTATAATCGGATATTAAATGAATTAAGAACACATGGAGGAAATTCTGAAATAATTAAAATTGACGCCAAAAAATTTGAATCTGTGGTCGGTAGAAAAAAAATTGATTTTCTATCAATTGATACTGAGGGGTCAGAATTACAAATCTTAGAAAGAATAAATTTTAATGATTATGATATAAAAGTTATATGTATTGAAAATAATTTTTTTGAGGAGAAGTTTAATGAGTTTTTCAACGAGAGGGGTTATCAATACCACACTAATGTCTTTATCGATTATCTATACGTTAAAAATTAAAATATTATGAATATAGCATTGATTACGGGATGCTCGGGTTTAATCGGGTACGAATCAGTTAAATTTTTCATAGACAAAGGGTATCAAGTGGTTGGAATTGATAACCATATGAGGTCTTATTTTTTTGGTCCGGAATCATCAACCGAAAAAAACACAGAAAAATTAATAAATGATTATAGTAATTTTTTTAATTTTTATAACGTTGATATTAGAGATTTTGAGGCATTACAAAAAATATATAAAAAATATGGTGAGAGTATAAAGGTTATTATTCATACTGCGGCTCAACCGTCTCATGATTGGGCATCTAAAGAACCAATGACTGATTTCTCAATTAATGCTATCGGAACTTTAAATCTTTTAGAATTAACTAGACAAAATTCAAAAGACGCTTCTTTTATTTTTACATCAACCAATAAAGTTTATGGGGATAACCCAAATAAACTTAAAATCAGGGAAGATAATAAGAGGTATATTTTAAACGATGATAAATTTGAAAATTCTATTGATGAATCATTATCAATTGATAATTGTTTACATTCATTATTTGGTTCATCTAAATTATCTGCTGACATATTAGTACAAGAATACGGTAAGTATTTCGGTATGAATACAGTTTGTTTCCGAGGAGGGTGTTTAACCGGACCTAATCACGCCGGTGCGGAATTACACGGATTTCTTTCGTATCTCATAAAGTGTATTGTTCAATACAAAGACTATAAAATATTTGGTTATAAAGGTAAGCAAGTTAGAGATAATATACATTCATATGATTTAGTCAATATGTTTTGGTATTATCACTTAAATCCAAAAAAAGGAGAAGTGTACAATGCTGGTGGAGGTATCGATAATTCAATTTCTATTTTAGAATCAATAGATTTGGTTAATAATATTTGTTCTAAAAAAATACCTAATTGGAAGATTTGGGATAAATACTCAATTTTAAATGAGAATAGAGTTGGTGACCACATTTACTATGTTACGAATTTTAATAAATTTAAAAATGATTATCCTGATTGGCCCGGTATCACAATATCACTTAATAGTTTAATTGAGGATATGGTTTTAAACGAAATTAAAAAAATATGAAAAATATACTAATATTAGGTGGTGGAGGGTTCATAGGTGGACACTTAGCCAAAAGATTATTTAACGAGGGAAATTTCGTTAGAGTTGTAGATATTAAACAACACGAATATTTTAATATCGATGAGTTTTGCTCCGAATTTATTCAGGGGGATTTGAGAGATCCGAAATTTGTTAGTAAAATAATGTTCTCACCAAATCAATTTTCAATAGACGATAAAAAAAATAGTTTTGATGAAGTATATCAATTAGCGGCCGACATGGGCGGTGCTGGTTATATTTTTACAGGTGATAACGACGCTAATGTAATGCACAATTCTGCATTAATTAATCTTAATGTATCCTATTATGCATCTATATTCGGGGTCAAAAAATTATTTTATTCATCATCGGCATGTATGTACCCCGAGCATAATCAATTAGACCCAAACAATCCAAATTGCGAGGAATCATCCGCATACCCAGCAAATCCTGACTCAGAATATGGTTGGGAAAAACTTTTTAGTGAGAGACTGTATTTCGCATTTAATAGAAACTATGGATTAGATGTTAGGGTTGCTAGATTCCATAACATTTTTGGACCTTATGGTACTTGGATGGGAGGTAAAGAAAAAGCTCCTGCCGCTATGTGTAGAAAAGTTTCTGAAACTCCTGATGGTGGTGAAATAGAAGTTTGGGGAGACGGATTACAAACAAGGTCATTTTTATATATTGACGAATGTGTTGAGGCGGTATTAAGATTAATGAATAGTGATTTTAAAGGACCTGTAAATATAGGTTCCGAAGAAATGGTTACTATTAATCAATTGGCACAAATGGCTATTGATATTTCAGGAAAAAATATTAAAATAAGTAATATATCAGGTGACGAATTTAAACAAAAATACGGATTTAAATGTCCTGTTGGAGTTAAAGGTAGAAATTCTGACAATAAGTTATATAGTGAAAAAATTGGTTGGTCGGTTTCTCAACCATTGATTTATGGTTTAGAAAAAACTTATCAATGGATTAATAGTAATGTAAATAAAAATGACTCAAAGAAAAAAACAGAGTACTCAACGACCTGAACAGGTTGACAGAAAACTAACAAAAAAAGAATACATTAATTCTTTGGTTAGTAAAAAAATTAGAAATAAATTTCTAACCGAAAGTCAAAAGACATATTATGAATTATTAACTAATAATCAGATAGTCCTGTGTTCAGGACCAGCAGGTGTTGGTAAAAGTTATATTTCCATGAAAGCGGCGGTTGATTTGTTATTGGACCCAACCAATTCGTATGAAAAATTGGTTATTGTTCGCCCTGCGGTTGAAGCGGAAGAGAAATTAGGTTCATTACCTGGTGATATGGAAGAGAAATTGGATCCTTATATTTTCCCATCTTATTATCTTTTAAATAAAATTATCGGAAAAGAAGCCCGAGAAAAATTAAAAGAGGCGGAAATTATTGAGGTGATGGCCTTGGCGTACATGAGAGGTATGAACATCGATAACACAATTTTGATTTTTGAGGAAGCCCAAAACTCAACCCCAAAACAGATGAAATTGTTGTTAACAAGAATCGGTTATAATTCCAAATTTTTCATATCAGGAGACTTGGAACAAACCGATAGATATAAGGACAAAAAACAATCTGGATTATGGGACGCATTGCAACGATTTAAACAAGTTGATGATGTCGGAGTGTTTGAATTTTCAGATAAAGATGTTGTGAGAAATCCATTAATTAGTAAACTTTTAAAAAGATACGAAGAATGAGAATTGGTATTGAATTAAATGGTGTATTGAGAGATACCATTGGTAAGTTTATTCAAACTTATGAAAAGATGTTAGTTGATAAAGAAGAACAACTACCATTAAAACAGTATGAATCGTCCGTCGGGGATGATGAATTCCATGAAATTTTTGGAGGTGAATCCAACGACAATTTTAAATACGAAATTAAAAGTGAGGTTACATCATTAAACCTAATGGATCATTTCGCATTTCCGTCAAATGATGAGTTGTATAAATTCATGTATGATGAATATGTAATGTCAATATTTGGACATGCGGGTTCTTCTGAATATTCATCATTTCATGACCTACAAGAATTCTATATAAAATACAGAGATGAAAATGAAATATTGATCGTTTCTGATGAAATCGGTAAATCAAAACCCGCCTCCTTATTCTTTATATCAAAATTTGGTTGTCAAGTAGAAAAAATAAAATTCTATTCTGAATTAACAATAAATTCAATGTGGAATGAAGTAGATGTTTTACTTACGGCAAACCCTGACTTATTATTAAATTATCCACAAAATAAAATTGTGGTTAAATACGAAACACAATACAATAAACACGTTTCTTCACCATATACAATTTCTACATTAAAAGAATTTGATTCTATGATGGAAAACATCTTAAATAAATTTTAAATATGTTCAAAATTTTTAATGACAATTATTACGTAGATATTGATGAAATTGAAAAATATATAAACATTGTATCACAAACAGGTGGTACAGAAATGCACATTAACGTTGTTAAATACGAAGCCGTTAAATTGTTGTTGGACGTTATTATGACCGAAGACGAAGAAATGGATGAGTCGTTAGGGTTAAAAGGTGGTAGCGGATTAACAATTCCATTTAAATTAGCCTTTAACTCTCTACTTAATAAAAAATTAATTCAAAAATATTAATATGACACCAGAACAAATTCAAAAATTAGAAAAATCTATTGAAAATTTAAAAAACAAATCTGTCAGGATTTATTTTATGGTTCAGGATACGAAAGGTAATGCCAAAGCGTCAATCGCGCAGATTTATCGTATGGCTATGACCTTAAAAAGGACCGGATTTAATCCAATCATTTTACACGAGAAACCTGATTATTCGGGAGTTGGTAATTGGTTGGGTCAAGAATTCATGGATGAATTGCCCCATAAAGCAATTGAGGGACAGAATTTAGAAGTTTCTCCCGAAGATTTTATTATCATTCCTGAATTATACGGGTTTGTAATGCCACAATTAACTAACTTACCTTGTGCTAAGATTGTATTATGTCAAGCTTATGACCACGTATTGGAGACATTACAACCAGGTCAAACATGGGCTCAATTAGGTTTCACTAAATGTATCGTCACATCTGAGGAACAAAAACAATATGTGTCTTCTTTTATGAAAGGAGTATCATTTGATATTGTTACACCGGTAATTTCAAATTCATTTAAAAAACAAACCTTACCACCAAAACCGATTATTGCAATTCATACAAGAGATCAAAGAGATACAATGACCTTAATTAAAACATTTTATTTGAAATACCCTCAATATCGTTGGGTAACATTCAGAGATATGAGAGGTCTATCCGAAAAAGAATTTGCAAACGCATTGAAGGACTGTTTCCTATCTGTATGGATTGATCCCACAAGTGGATTCGGGACATTCCCATTGGAATCTATGAAAGTTGGGGTTCCAGTTATCGGTAAGATCCCAAATCTATTCCCTGAGTGGATGAACGAAGATAACGGTATTTGGATTAGAGAACATAACCAAATCGTAGATTTTGTATCTGACTTCTTACACAATTGGTTAGAAGATAACATTAATGAATCGTTATACGAAAATATTCAGAAAACTGCTGAAAAGTATTCAAATACCGATAAGTTTGAACGTGAAGTTGAAGAGTTATTCACGGGGTACATTCAAACTAGATTAGAACCATTCCAAGAACAATTTAATAAATTACAAACAACAGAATAATATGAATGAAGTACTAAATTTATCCGTAATTTTACCGATTAAATCCGCAAAGGTTAAAGATTTTGATGAACTTTTTGATAAAGCGATCACCTCTTTAAAAACTCAAAAAATTTCATTTGATGAGTTGATTATTGTTCATACCGATGAAGATCAACTAATTAATGTTTTAGATAACTATAATTTTGAGGAACTAAATGTTAAAAGATTAGTATGGACCGACGAACCTAATTACGCATCACAAATAAATTATGGGGTTGAAAATTGTTCGTCAGATTGGGTTTCGTTCTTTGAATTTGATGATGAATACTCATCAATTTGGTTTAAAAATGTTAATCGTTACGCTAACGCTTATGGTGATGTTGACGCGTTCTTACCTATTGTTGTTGATATTGACGATAAGGGTGTTTTCGCAGGTTTCACTAACGAGGCAACCTTTGCTGCGAACTTTTCACCTGAAATGGGAATACTAACAAATGAAACATTACAGAACTATCAGAACTTTCAATCTTCGGGTATGGTTATTAAGAAGTCTGTTTTTGAAAAATTTGGTAAATTCAAACCATCATTCAAACTAACTTTCGTGTATGAATTTATGTTAAGAATGACTCATAATTCCACAAAAATAATGACAATTCCTAGAATTGGATACAAACATCTTAATCTACGTGAAGGGTCGATATTTTGGAATTATAAGAATGGTTCAGAGGTTATGGTTCCTGACGAAATTAAGTTTTGGATTGAATCCGCAAAAAAAGAATATTTCTTTACTGTTGATAGACAGATAAAATATGAACCACAAACAGTTTAATGACATTAAGTGGAGACACAAATGGAGAATTAAAAAAGAAAGGGAGAAAACCAAAATCTGATAATTATTTTGATGAAAGGGAAGAGTTCGCTGTTAGAATGTATTTAACGGCAACTACATTTGATGAAAAAAATAGAATCTATAATCAATCATTAAGGAAACCTTTAGACAAAATGATATCGTCAATTATTAGACGATACAAATTATATAGAAAAGATATGGATTTTGAAGAAATTCATACCGACACCCACTCATTTTTAATGACTAAAATTGATAAGTTTAAGCCTTCCAAAGAGAAGAAGGCTTATTCTTATTTTGGAACTATCTGTAAAAATTATTTGATGGGTCAAATAATTAAAGATCAGAAAGATACAAATAGGAAAATATCCTATGAAGACATATCTTCCGATTTAGAAAACGAAGGTAGGGAAGATCTTATTTATTATATGGATTCTGATACGGTAGAAACTGAAGACATTATTAATGGGTTTTTAACTATTTTATATGAAATTTTAGATGATGAAAATTTATCTGATAATGAGAGAAAATTAGGTGAATCACTATATGAATTATTCGTTAATTACGACAGTATATTCATTAGTACCGATAATAATAAATTTAATAAAAATATAATATTATTATCATTAAGAGAGATGACTAATTTATCAACTAAGGAAATACGTGCAAGTATGAAAAAATATAAACGAGCGTATTTTGAATTGATTAAAAACATAATTAAGTAATATTTATTATTATGTCTAGACCTCAAAAAAAGAAAATAGAATTAACTAAAGAGTCAATGTTATCCTTAATGCAGGAGATATACAACGAATTAGTTGAACAAAGAAGTACCGCTATTAGAATTCAGAATAAAATGTTATCAATGATGAAAGACCCTGAAGACATGACACTAATAGGTCCTGTTATTGAGAAGCAACAGAAAATAATTAATGATTGCGTAGAGAAAAAACTACAATTGTCAAAACTACAATCATCGATATGGGAAAAATCATCGGGCAAGGAAGAAAGTTTTTCAATCTCAGACATGGATGACGATTTAATTGATGATTTAATAAAAAAGGATGCAGAAAGTAAAAAATCCTTTAAATTAAAATAATATGTCGGATTTAAACACGGGTTATAAAGAAGTTCAAAGTAAAATCAATAGTCTTAAAACCTTTAGAGAAATCAAAGGCTCTGTTAGGTCATTAACTTCAGGTGCCAATAATTCTGACGAACCGGCAGATAAAAACATTGCAAATACACTGTCTTCAATAGAAGAACAAAAAAATAGACTTCAAAAAGAAGTTGAGAGTCAATTTCAACAATTAATTAAATTAATATCCTTAAATAGAGGAAATGGTAGTGACAGTACTAAGTTCTTAAAAAGAACATTTGTAAAAACCATTAAAAAGATAAAACCTGAAATTGAACAAATTACACAAGACGAAATTGTTAAATTATTAGGTTGTTCTCAACAACAAACTTACGACGGAAATCAAGTAATATATATTAAGTTAAAAAACGTAGATTTTAAACAACTGTTAAAGGTTTCTCCCGATTCTGATGTGGGTAAAACTAAGTATGAAAAAAATGTTAATTTAAATACTACGGATATTAAATATCCAATGAATAGACAATTATTTTTAAGGATATCGGAAGAAGGAATACCTTACACTTTTAAAGGAGCTTCGGGTCAAGATTTATTTGATATTTCATATGAACAGTCAGATAACTTAGGGCAACCTGGTGACTTTTTTAAAATAACATTATACAATAGAATTACTGGTGCTAATAAAATAGTAGATTTCTTAAAAGATTATTACCAAAGAATGTCATTTGTTGAATTTAATTTAATAATTTCAGAATTATTGAATTCTTTGACGGGTGCAATTTCGGCTGAATTAGATTTGGGGGTAAATCAAGTTAAAGATCAAACAAAATTTGAACGTATTGTTGCTAGAATACTCGGTTTATGTTTTGACACAAGAAATGAAATAGATGTAAGTGGTGTGGCTAAAACAGGGGAATTAGATAATTTAGATGATGATTTTTTTGAATTTAATGAAATTGATTTATTAAATATTGATCAAGAAGTATATAATATACAAAATAGAACAGTGGAATTTGAGGATTGTGACAACGTTAAATTTCCGGTCAATTCGTTTGAAATCATACAATCTATCGATAAGTTGAATTTTGTTGATGAAAATAATGACGATGATTTAATTGAGGGTATAGATTCTGTTACAAACACGTTCACACAAAATGGTGGGATATCGTTAAACCCTTCTTTTCAATTGAGTTTTGATTTTTCATTTATAAAAAAATTACCGTTTTCTTTAATTACATCATTATTAAGTCCTAAGATTTTCTTACCGATTTTCACTATGTTAAAAGCGGGAACTCAAACCGTTCAAAACATAGATATTGAGTCAATGACGGATTTTACTAAAAAATATAAAAGTTTTTTTGTAAATTTAGCGTCAAAAATTGGTGGGTTATTTATTAAGGAATTATTTAAGATAATTAAAAAAGATATTGTTACATTAATTAGAAGTATTAGTTCAGACTTAGCAAAAGAGACGGTAAATAAGAAATATGCAATAATCCTAAACTTAGTCGCATTGTTAATACAGGTTATTAAAATAATTCAAGATTGGAGGCAATGTAAAAATATTTTAGATCAAATATTGGCCTTATTAAGACTACCTGGTATTGGTAGAAATATCGTACCAACACCTTTATTGTTAGCCTCAAATTTATTACCAGGATATTCAGTTGAGCGTTCTTTCATTAACGTAATTAATGACATGCAAAAGTTAGGTCTACCAACAGGACCATTACCTGATGGTAGTCCGAATTTAGGTTTAATTGGGGAATACGCATCTTTAAAAGGTCAAGGAAAAGAATTATGGGAAAATGCAAAGACCGAAACATTTGTTCTACCAATACCTGTAATTGGTGGGGCCGCAACTAGTCCTATTACTATATCAGGTAAATTTGTTTAAAATGGAAGAGATTAAAAATATTATTTCAGAATATAAAGATAGACCGAATAAAGATTTGGTTTTAGCCATGGACGCTCTTAGTAATGAGTTTGATAAAACAAAAGATACCATTATTAAATTAACATTCTATTTAGAAACGGTTGAAAAATCTTATGATAAATTGTTAAAGGAGTACAACGAAAGAAATAATGGCAAATTATAAATTAATACATCAAGGAACTGTTTTAGACTCTGACGACCCATTAAGATTGGGTAGGTTAAGGGTATTGGAAGACAATTACAAATTAAATGATATTAAAGAAACTATTGTTGAGAGATGTAAATCTGGTAATGTTCAGAACTCAACAGTTGATATTGAAACTGGTATTAAGAACATTTGCAAATGGACCAAAGACGATCCTTTTGTAATTATACCATTATTACCGTTCACATTAAATTTAACTCCTAAGAAGGGTGAGTTAGTTAATATTATTTATTCATATACTCAAAACCCGTCAAGTCAAACTAATTTCTTATCTGATAGAAATAGGTTCTATATACCAGTATCTCCGTCAACACCTCTTTCAGTTGTTTATGAAAATTCAACCGCATCAAAGACAAATATGATATCGGGTGATAATTACAAACAACAAAAAAACCTAAAAGAAGTTAATGGTGACATACCAAGAGATACTTTCGGTGTCTTTCCTGAACCTGATGATAATAGTTTATTAGGTAGAGGATCCGCCGACTTAATACTAAAAGAAGATACGGTATTATTAAGGGCAGGTAAAACAAATGATTTGGTCGGTCCAACTACTAACTTACCGACGGCAAATGATAAAAGAGCGTTTGTTGAGTTAACACGTTTTAATACCAAAAAAATATTTGGTGGAACTCTTAATCAGAATACATTTTTTATTGACGTTAAACAAATTAAGTATTTAGTTGAGTATCATTTATATAATCCCGAAAACGAAATGAATAATTTTAGGGGATATATTAATTTATATAAGTTTAATACAAGACCAAACCCTGTGTTAAACTACGATACTTTTAAATTAAATACTGATGTTGAATCTTTAAAAGGTAGTCAGTTACCGATTAGTTATGAATTTAATAATAAGACGTTACAGGAGGTTATTGATTTAGTTAACAATTTCATCCGAGGTTTAAATAATGACAAAATTGTGGTGGAAAATCACAATCCAAATACGTTTACTTCTGAGGAAGGTAAACAATTTCCATTTGTTTATAGACCATCACCAGCGACTTATAATAAAATGGTTTCTGCCCAAGGTGGCCCATTTGAATCTAATAACATATACACTTTATATCAGGGTGTTAATATAAATGACGGTTCAAATTCATTTGGATTCGGAGTTGTTACCGCAAAAAATCTTACAGGACCTATTTTAAAGATAAAAAAAACAAGTTATCAAGAACCACAAGTTACAAGTGAACCCATTACGTATGGTGTTATGGGAGCTCAAAAAGTATATCTTGTCTCACACGATTCCAGTATTGGTGTTAACAAAATCAATCTAAGGGATACTATCTATGGTATATCACAAGACAAATACAATGAGATTGAGTCAAAAACGGAACCATTGATGAGGGGTGAAAAAACTTTGGATTTAATGAATTTAATTGTTAAGTTTTTATTATCTCACGTTCATCCTTATCACGGATTACCACCAGTACCCGTTGGTCAAGATGGAACAAAATCTGCTGATATTTTACAAAAACTTTTGGACGCACCAAATACAATACTTAATCAAAATATTAGGATTAACTAATTTACCATTATTTGATATTTATAGATAAACTTATAAGATGTCTGTAAATAATTCATATTTTAGTAAAAACAATACCATTTTTTTAAACTCATATCAGAATACAGGACAAGAACCTGTCGCTGAGTTAGTATTCGGTCTAAGAAATTCATTAGATCCAAAATACACATATTCAAGGTTTATTTTTGACATTGATTTGGACCTACTAACCGAAAAAATAAATGATGGTATAATCCAAACTGGATGTTCAAGTTCAATGACTCATACCTTAATAATGACAAACACAACAACGTTTGAAAAATCATTATTAAATGAACAACGTTTTGGGACTTCGGTTAATCGTGCAACATCGTTTGATCTAATTTTATTTAGAATACCATTATCATCAGGGACCACAGGAACTCAACAAACTTGGGATGAAGGTATCGGAAAAGAATATGATTTAGGTTTAGGTGTTGGAGATGAAAAAAACTATTCAATTAATCCGTCAAATTGGTTTGAAAGAAAATTGACTTTTGATTGGTCTAATCCTGGTATTTATGATAACTTAAACTCATTAACAGGATTAACAGGTCTTAATTACTCAGCACTTACAATTATAGATGAACAACATTTTGAATTTGGTAACGAAAATATATCTTTTGATATGACCGAAGAAATTAATGGGATATTAAATGGAACTATTACAGGTGTTACAGGATGGGGAATCGCATATAAGCCCAACATTGAAACGTATACAGCAACTAGCGAATATTATTCTGTCGCCTTTTTTACCCGACATACCCAAACATTTTATGAACCATATTTACAAACAACATACAATGATTTAATTCAAGACGACAGAGACTTGTTTTCATTAGGTAAGTCAAATAAGTTATATTTGTATCTATATGAAGACGGAAATCCTGTTAATTTGGATTCAAACCCATATGTTACCATTTCAGATAGTAATGGTGACCCAATATCAGGTTTAACGTCATTATCAACATGTAGAAGAACCAAAGGGGTTTATGAGGTAACAATACCGGCACTATTAGGATATAAAACACCTTGTACGTTTACGGACACTTGGAGTGGAATAACTTTGAATGGAGTTACATTACCTAATATTGAAAATGAATTAGTCGTTAGACCTTATTCGTCGGCAATTTCGATTGGTACATCAACAAATGACCCATCAGTTTATGGATTTGATTATTATGGTATTAAACAAGATGAAAAAATTCTTAACACGGATATCAGAAAAGTTGGTGTTATAATCAAAAAAGAATACACCTCAAAACAACCATTGAATAAAATAAAGGCTTATTACAGAGTTTATGTAAAAGAGGGTCAAACAGAAGTTCAAGTTCAGGATTGGACACAAATTAATAAAACACCAAACGAATACTACTTTATATTTGATACTCGTGATAAAATACCGAATGAATATTTTATAGATATTAAGGTAAGTATCGACGGTGAAATTAGTACATATAAAAGACAAATAAAATTTCAAATAGTTAATAAAAAATGAAAAAAGTGATTAGATTATCAGAAAACGATTTAAGTAGAATAATTAAGAAAGTATTACAAGAATCAAACGAAGGTAATACAGATAGATATATGTTCTTCTCAAACTTAGAACAAATTAGAAGACAATGTGATATGTTATTAGAACAAGACCCACAAATGTTAGAACAGATACTAGATAATGGTCATGATTGGGCACAAGATCACATCGCCGAGGCGAAAAACAACATGGACCAAGTTTTTGATTTCTTAATGAATGAAATAAAAGGTGATGGTCAACAAGATATTGAGGATATGTCTTTTGTGGGGGTGATGGAAGAATCCTCTGAAATAACTGAAAAGAAGAAAAAAAACACACCAACAAATCCACAATTATGGCAACAATCGTTAGCATGGGCTAGATCAAGATATAAAGTATGTCCTAGTGCTTATTGTAATGGTGCCGCCGCGAAGAGATACAAAAGTAAAGGGGGTAAATGGACTAAAAAATAATTTTACAAATTGTTAAATAAAAAAATTTCCATATCTTTGTATTCACAAAACTAAAGATATGACCCCACTACAATTTATCAAGCACAAATCATCGAGGTTACGTATTCATTACTACAAATGGTTAAAGAAAAGACCATTAGACCATAGATTGGACCCTGAAACTCAGGTCTATCAAAATGTTTGTTTTCATATCTGTAGGAAACTTTTAAAACAAAAGGACTCCGAAGTTATCTTTGCACCTCTTTCGCAAAAGAGAATTATCAAAAATGAGAGATTGGGAATTTATCTAACGTTACAAAACCAACAAGCCTTTGTGACCAATCACGTTTACCATTATGCTATTGTTTTAGACCCAAGAACATGGGAGAGAACCATCTACTTATTTAATCATCAAATAGAAAGTCGTAGGAGGCAATATGAAGTGAGTATTCACTCACAAATTAGCCATTCTTTAAATGACATCCTTAAAAAGTTTTAAACTCTCTTAAAACGTCTCTAATAATCTTTTCAAGACCTTCATTTTTGTAGGTCTTTTTTTTTGGTTTGTACGAAACCATTTTTGGTTTATTACCAGTTCCCGTTTTCGGATTTGATTTTTCGGCCTTTCTTTTTTGTTGACAGGCAGATCTTTTTTGAGAATCTGTCATTTTAGAAGCGACCCCTGCTGCCCTACATTTAGGATATCCTTTTGATGACGCTTCGGGTCTACCACAAGGAGGATGTCCACCACCTTCTTTTTTCCTACAAATATTAACCCAAGGGCCTTTTGGTTGTTTAGATCCTTTCGGTTTCTTCTTAGTTCCGAACCAAACTGCTAAATCCTCAGTTAAAATATCAACATCAGTATTTTGGGTTATCTCAACCCACTCATTTGTTATATTAGTATTTGTCATTTATCAAATTTTTTTTTATACTTATAAATATCAAGTTAATCACTAATTTATGAATGAAGATTTTATTTGGACAGAAGAAATAAACCAAGAATTCTCTAAGGTTGTATTGGACAACTATCACTGTATTGAAAATATCGATGCAGCAACTATTGAATTTTTTTTTATAAAACTAAGTAATCGTGAAGGAAGACGAATCAAACCAATCCCTAGCAGTTTTGTTTGGGAGATTAGAAATAAATACAGAGGAGCAGTTAGACAACATACTACAAACAATGGATAAAAGTATCGCAACGGTATTTTTAATACATGCGGTTAAACACGGATATGAACGTGGGATATACAATATTGGAGAAACTGAGGTTCTTTCTAAATGTATCAGAATTCTGTCTAAAGAATCTTAATTGTTTAAACCATTAAAACCACCTAAGGCTACGGTATTATTCTGTGCGATAGACCTATTTTGTCCATTAGTGTAAACCGATTGTGTGAATGATGTTGCGGTAAACGAACCTGTACCACAGTCTTTACAATTAGTTGAGGCAACACCTCCTGAATTTATTGGGGTTATACATTGAGTACATGTCGTATATGGACCAAAAGCGATAAATTCGGTTGATTCATTTGTTGTTGTAGCACCTGAGGCGGTTAATGTGAAACAAACACCTGTGTCTAATTGATATACTCTATTAAGTGGATTTGCGGCAACGATTGTATCGTCCGCGATAAAGGTGATTGTCGTACCAGCACCACATGTGGTTCCTGTCATTAGTCTTATTGCCATGGTATTTACTTTTATAATAAATATCTTAATACCTAAAAAAAACAAAAAAAGGGACAATTTCTTGTCCCTTTTCGTATTTAAAAATTAAATTGATTATCTCAATTCGTTCAAGTCAAATGTACGAACACCATCAACAGTAATGCGTCCATAGAAGCGATTGTTGACCATTTTCTTCGCGTATCTTGTCATGATACCCTTAATTGGTGTAAAGTTAAATGGATTGTACATTGTTGGAGTTAATTGAAGTGGTACATACGGTGCGTAGATGTAACCTGTATCAAGTAACGAAGTACCTTTGTGACCAATCAACACAGTGTTTGCTGGGAAGTAAGGATCACGGTATACTTGGTAACGTCCTGATAGAGTACCTACTCTTTCAATACCCATGTTGAACTGATCTTGTTCAGGTGAAGCGTTTGATACGTGGAAGTATTCCAAGTCATCAAAAATTGCTGAAATTTCAGATGAAACAATAATCCAGTTAGCCCCACCACGAAGAGTTGACTTGTGGATTTGAGCCGAAATCTGATTGATTGTTGTAATCAATGTTTGGTTCCAGTCTTTTTGAGTGTATGGAGTAGTTCCTGAAGACAGTCTCTTCCATCCGTTGTAATCCCAACGAAGATTCCAAGCCGCTCCTTTACGTAAGTCACGTAAAATTTCACGGTCGATCTCTGCCGCAACTTGTTCTGACAATAAAGCTGTCAATTCAGCCTCAGCATCGATGTTATGGAAAGCCGCAACGTCCTGAGCAAGTTCAGGTGACCATTGTGCTCTTAGTTTTCTTTCTGTTACAGATACTGTAACTGACTCAAGGTCGAAAGAAACCTCACCAATTTTATCTTCGAACTCAAGTTCTTCGTAACGTCTCCAAGCCGCTTTGATGTTAGTGTTAGCAGAAGCTCCTGACCATACAGCGGATGTAATAGTTGCTCCTGAGTAACCATCAGGTGTTGATTGACCGCAAGATACACAAACAGGTACTTGTGCGTCGATCTCTAAGTAGATGAAACCAGTTTGACTACATACGTTGTCGAAGTAACCTCCGTTACCACCTGTTGAAGACGTTCCGAACGCCGCTTGTGTTGATGTGTATTGTGGACCATACATTGCTTGACCATATTTCTGAGTAACAACTCTGAAAAGAAGTGGAGTAAATGTTGAAGTACCTAACTGAGTAGCTGCAGTTGCGTTATCGGTGTAAAGTACCAAATTAGACAAGAAAGATTCAGTATCTTGTTCTTGACCATCAGGACCGATTAATTTACCGATACCTGCGGTTGAGAAACCTGAAAGAGCTACGATAATTTTTCTGAATTCACCTGATGTGTAAGCAGATGCGATTAACGCTCCGTTTGACCAAGCAACTGTTGGTGTAGACGCTGTTAATGTTACGAAACGACCTTTTGAGTAGTCGAAAATACCCGCTGGATTCAAACCTGGTTCAGTACCTTCATAGAATAAATCGTAAAGATTTTTTTGGTAAGTTGAGTTGTAAGAACCGTTACCTGTCGCATAACCTGCGTTAGGGTCACCAGGATAGTTTCCTGGACCACCTACAGGTGCGTAGTGATCTCCTGATGTAATACCTAAACCGTCGGTTACAGTACCACCTGAATATCCCTGAATTTTAGGAACGAAATAGAACAATTTACCGATTGGTAAGTTCATCGCCTGAACTGATACGATTTCGTTTGCTAACAATTTAGAGAAAACACGTCTAACGATTGGGAATACAACAGTTTCAAATGAACCTGATGATGAGTCAGACGTAGCTTCGTTAATCAAATGTGACGCTTGGTTTTCATACAACTGCGCAACATTTTCTTTTAGGTGGCCTTTAAGACCTTCTAGGAACCCTAATTTGTCCCATTTGTTAATAGTATCTTCTTTGATAACTTTAAGGTGTTTTAAACCGATGTTACCAACAAGACCTGATTCTAATAATGCTCCCATTTTATTGGATTTTTATTTTTTAGTTTATTTTTTATTTTGTTATTTTTGACATAATGTCTTTCATTCTCAAAAACTGAGGGTTTTCATAAGTCTTAGATTCGATTAGATTTACCGCCGAACCTGATGAAGGTGACTTATCAATCTTTTCCTCTATTGACTCACTCAATGAACCTTTTGTATTTGTTGGTGAAAGTTCTGTCTTTATTGTACGATACAAATTTTTAGACTCTTTAAGAGTTTCAACACCATCAAATCTTCTCAAAATGTTAATTTTCTCTTGTTTAGATGTTGAATGTTCGGTGAATAATCTTGTAGCGTAAGCTAAGTTTGAATTGAAGATAGCTACCTCATTTAATTTATCTTTAAATAAGTTTAACGCTTTACGATACTCTTCGTTTTTTTCTCTTAATACCTTGATTTGTTCTTCGTATTTTTGTTCGTTTTCAAAGGTTAAATTTCTGTTCGGTGTGATACCTTTTCTTAAACCACGTCCGCTTTTTGAACCCATACCGTAAGTACGTGCCGCTTCTTTGGTTTCTTCTTTCTTTTTAAAAGGTTTCATTTCTTTTTTCACCGCATTGGAAATATCTTTTTTACCTTCTTTAAATTCGAATTTAGGTTTACCCATTCCAACACCTCTAGTACCTTGTTTTTTATCTTCTTTGAATCCTCCTGAAGATTTTTTGTAAGAAAATTTAGGTTTACCAATTTTAGCACCTTTGCCAACTTTTGGTTTCATAGATTCGGTTTGTATTTCTTCCTCATCATCATCATCATCTTCTTCCTCTTCATCCATTTCGATTTCATAGACAACTTCTTCGTCTTCTTCTTCCGATTCATCCATGTCGTGCGATCTTTCTCCAAAAACAGAATTAACGATTGCGTCAATACTCATGTCTTCGTCTTCTTCATCCATTTCTTCGTAAGATTCATCCATTTCTTCTTCCATAGATTCATCCATTTCTTCTTCCATAGATTCATCCATTTCTTCTTCCATAGATTCATCCATTTCTTCTTCGGATTCCATTTGAATCATGTACTCTTTGTCAGTGTTTTCGTCTTTTAGGTTAACCATTTTATTGTCTTTTTTTACTATAACACCGTCATTTTCATCCATAGCCAAGAAAACCTTTAAAAGGTCTTCATCAGATATTTCATCACCTGATAAGTCAATTACTTCGTCATCAGACATTCCAATGTCACTCATATCAGAATCCATATCAAAATCCATCTCATCAGAATCCATGTCAATGTCCATCTCTTCCTCATCGGAATCCATGTCAATATCCATTTCATCAGAATCCATGTCAATATCCATTTCATCATCTGTTTCAATCTCATCATCACCTTGTTCAGATACGATAGATTCTTTTACTAAATCTTTGATTTCTTGCTTCATTGTTGACGCAAGTATTCCTTTTGCATTTTCGGCTACCGCTTCTTCCAAATTTTTCATTTGTATAAGAGCGTCCTCAACCAAATTTTTTTCTTTTCCCATTTTTTACGTAAATGTTTATTTTTTCATATAAATATTGTCACTTTCGTAAAAAATTCATTTTATTACATATTCTACGTAAAAAAAATTAAATAAATAAAAAAAGGGAACCTTTTTGGGGTTCCCTTATTTAATTTTTAATTAAAAAAATTATTAATTAACTTCTATAACTTCGTCAATTTTACTTTCAGCTATTGATGTGATTCTCCAATCCCACGTTAATTCCTCATACCTTTTGGTTATTTTTGCCTCAACATCAGTTGGGGAATAACCTTTAACTAATTTTTCTTCTTTTACTTTTTTGATTTTACCAGTTTCCTCATCAGGAAATTCGTAATAAAGTTTTGTGATAAAATATTTTTCGTCCATAATATAGTTTTTTATAAATTATCATCAAAACATTTTATAAAATCAAGAATTACTTATTTAAATAAGTATTTAAACGATTCATTAGGTCTATCGATTTGTTTGATTGGGGACCAATATGTCTCTCTCTTTGCATTTTATTTTCCTCTTCTAAATTCTCCTCAAATTTATTTCTATCTTCTGGATTAGAAAAAAGGTAAGCTCCGGGTGTTGATGGTGATGAAACTAAGTCAAAACAGATTAATTCAAAATCATCTTGAACCTCGTTTTGTTCTCCTATCTTCTTTAAGGAACCGACACCTCTTGATGATATACCTAATGTTACACCTTGTCTTAAATAATTTGCGGCCAAATCTCCTTTTGTTGAACAAATACCTCGTTCGTGAAAACCTGGTGATGTTAGTAATCTTAATTTACCCATTAAAATTTTACCGTCCCACCATATATCTGTAATAATGTGAGCCACTCGGTCCAAATCAATTAATGATGATTCAGGGTGATTCAACTCCGATAGTGAAACACCCTTGTTAATCATTTTTTTATAATTTTCAGATTCTCTTTTTAAAATCCTTTCAGGGTAAATTCTTCCGTTACGATTTGGAGTGTCGTATTTTTGTAATACCGCGTAAAACTCAAAAGGTTTACTATAATCCAAGAAATTTTTGGATTCCATTAAAATATTTTGATTTCCAAATTCTTTTGGTGATACATATCCGGCATCGTATTCTATAAGAATCCCCCTACCTGATTCGTATGGTTTTAATATTTTAAGTTCGTTCATATTAAATATTTTTATATAAATACCACGAACTCTATATTTATACCTCCACTAACTCAGTTTTGTCTTTTTTACTTATGTAAAAATTAAAGAATTCGTTATTTTTAAAAATATCCTTATGAATACAATTTACGATGTTCCTAACCGATTTTTTTAACATTTGAGATTTAAAATCCGTATCCTCTAATAGAAATAAATTAATTTCTAAATTCATAAAAGACCTTTTTTTATATTGTATCCCACTTGTTCTTAAATCCAAGTCAACTATAAATTTATCATCAAATAAATTACGGTCAATACAATTAAAAACTGCGTGTTTAACTGACCTAGACATATTAAGGACTATTCGAGTCCAATTGTCGTATTCCTCATTGGGTTCGACCCAAGTTTGAATATTAATGTAAATTGATTTTAAATTTTTTGAATCTACCGTTCCATAACTTACTTTTGACGTTTTAAACCCACCAATTTTGGCGGTCTTTCCCTTCTTCATTCTCTCATTTTTTCCAAGTTTATTTATCTAAAAAAAAATTAAGATAAATTTGGTAAATTGTCAAAAAATTATATAGAACTAACCAAGTTCTTCAAACGGAAATATTCTATTCTATCAAAAACTTTCGATTTAATATTATCTACCGTTTCTGAAATAGTTTTTTTAATTTCATCACTAGGTTCAGATTCCATAATAACAATTAATTTAACGACAGCCTCGTCTTTAAGTTTTGAAAATTTATCAATTAAAACAGATTCATCTTCCTTCAATAAGTTATTTAACTCTTTTTTCTCGGATTCATTAAGATTAGAAATAAAATCATCGATTGTTTTATTTGCGACTTTAACCATAGAACTTAAAGGTAACAGTATAGGTTCTTTATTCTCGACGATCGGTTCTTTTTTAAGAACCTCAACAATATTTTTTTTACTTCTAACTTTATTTTCTAATTGTAACACATCAGAAGAACCATAAAATAAATTATCAATATCACCATAATTATTATGTGAATTTACTCCGATTACCCATTTTTTTAGTTTATCTAAATCTTTTTTATCGGTTTTATTAATTATGTTTTCAAACATTGTGATAGATTCGAAAACAAAATCCTCCGCCAAATTTTGGTCATAACCCTTATTTGTGGATAGTTCATCATAAAGATAGAATATTTTGGAAATGTTTTTATTAGACAAGACATTTCTGTTAAAGTTTTTTATTTCTTCCTTGAATGTCCCTTTACCGTATGATTCGGAAAGAAGTTTTTCTATTTTTGATTTTAAAACACCTATTTTCATTTGTTATTATTTTATAATAAATATTAATCTTTTAATATTCTATCGAGTTCATCTCCAATATCCCCCAAAGAATTTCTACCTTTTGATAAATCAATGTAGTCATCCTCACTAATTAAGGTATTATTTTCCAATAGAATATTCATACCATCTCTTGTTTTAGATTCAGGTGTCACTCCCGCCTCTCCACCTGGCTCAGGACCTGGTGGTGCTGACGGAGGTGGTGGTGGAGGTATTTCTCCGATACCTCCTAAATCAGAACCTCCACCTAAGTCCATTCCTCCTCCTTCGGGTGGAGGTGGTGGAGTTACGGCAGAAGCGGCGGTTGTTCCTGTTTGTTGACCGTATAATTTATCAACATTGTCAAAAATTCCTGTATGAACAATTATGGTTGGGGTGTTAGTAAGTTCAGCACCGACAGCCTTTTCAATTCTTTGTTGTTGTAAGTCAAGTTTGATTTCCTCATCAGAGAATCCTAAAATATGTTTCTTAGCCCAAGAAACTGAGACAGGAGCAATTCCTTCAATAGCCCCAACCGCGTCTTTATATAATAACATTTTTTCTTTCCAAACATCAATTGCCAATAAATCAGCCTGACGAGATGGGTTATTTAACCCCAATGTAAAATTACTTAGTTCATCTTCAAACCCTAATAAGAATAAGTGAATGATGGCGATTTTATTCATTTCCGCCAACATACATTTTTGAATTCTATTAATAGTTCTCGCAAAACGAATATCCATTAAGGATAGATTTTTACCATCACCAACAGGTTCCTCAAAACCTAAAAACGCTTTTGGGACACGAAGTGCGGTTAATAGTTTCTTTTGGATGTATTCAATATCGGCAATTTCCGCTAAGTTCTGAGCACCTGGTAATGTATCAATTGGACTTGGTGCTGCCGGGTCTCGAACGGGAACAAAATAATCTTGGTCAACAGCCATTTGATTAAATCTCATATCCACATTTCCTGTTTTATGGTCTACGGTTTGTTGACGTTTAAATTTGTTAGCAACACGATTTACATACGACTCAACATCTTGGTCGTCCATGTTACCGACAAATACTTTGAAAATTCTTCTTTCAGGTGCTCTTGATGTACGATAAATCAACATCGCATCTTCCGCCAATATCAATTGTTTCCAAATACGTCTGGCTTTTTCCAACATCGATGTTCCGTATGGAAGTTTTCTATCGTCACCTAATAATCTGAAATGAGCAATTTCCCAAGAATTAAATTCCATATCACGAGCTTTCCAAGTAAATTTCAAACCTGTATTTCTTGGGTCTGTTTCTTTGTTATAAGTTTTAGAAGCCATACCCATTTCTAATCTTTCGATTTCAATATTAGGTAACTGCATACAACCAACAACACCCTTTTCAGGATCAAGTTTCAAATACACAAAATTATCACCGTATTTACAAGTGTTTCTTGTCCACATCGGTAAATTTGTATTTATATCAAGTGAATTATTAAATAAATCAGTTAGAATAGATTTTATTCTTTGCGAATCGGAATATATTTGAACCATTTGACCGTCTTGATTTACCGTTGTGGATTCTTCACCATAAATGTCAAGTGCCGCCGATATTTCAGGGGTATACTCCATAGATTCAAAATCATAGAACGACGCTAATCTCGTTGGTTCGTAATATGTTGCCTGAGTATATAAATTATTTTCTATCTTAGTCCATTGATTGGCAAGATAGAAAGTTTGTTGAGCCTGTAACTTTTCTTTGTCGTATTGTTGTTTGGAATTAGTTTTTAATAATTCCGTTTTGTCATATTGATAAGTTGGATAGTCCTGACCTAATAATGAATAGGGTCCGAATGTTTTGGTCAGCCTTTGCCAAACTGTAAGATTTTGATTATTTTCCATATAATAAAATTAACTACAACTATAAATAGATAAACATTAGATTTGTAGTTCTGAAATAAATATCATCTCATTCCGCCAAATAACCAACCATATTTCGCATAATCATCTCTTGACGGTCCTGAATTAAAATTTGGGTCTTGATATCTTGATGTAAAATTAGGTATTTGTGGATTAAATACCACCGATTTTGATGAGGTATCGTCAGATTGTATGGTCCATGAATTAATCATTGCCTTGGTTTGTTCCGTCACTTTTGTTAATTGACTAAAAGATGATTCAGCAACATATAACGCCATAGCAAACGACATAATTAAGTCGTCATGTCCACCTTTTTGGTGGTCAGGTCTACCATTTATATAAACGAAATTATTCATTTCATTTAAAAGTCTGGAACTTTTGAGTTTAAACTCATGTCTAACCGCTTCTTCAAATGCGGCGATAATTTGAACTCGTTTTGAGTTAAAATTTATTCCCGGTATTTTTTCGGCCTGTTTTGGATCATATTTCCATTTATTCTGATAATCGACACCATCAACATATAGGTTTTTATAACCAAGTTCTTGCATTTTTCTTGATGTGGAAACACCCATACCACCGGTGATATCAATTACAACAAATGCGGAATACATATTTGCCCACTTAAAACAGATCTCCGCCATTATGTCGGGTGGTACTTTACCAACGAATTCGGCCACTTGTTCCCTAGTGTCAAAATCGATAATTTGAAAAGTTGAGAAGTCCTCGGAATCCCCTCGTGAAACGTCAACACCCATAACGTATTTATGTCCAGTAACAGGTTCATCCCATATCCATAATGAGTTTGACATCATTTTATTTTGAGGTTCGGACAAAGAATTTTCTCTTATTTTCTGTAATATTTTTGAGTCAAAAACGTTATCACCTGAACCTAAAAAATTACACTCCAACTCCTGAGAAACTTTTCGCTTATCGTATTTTAGTTTTTTAACCATCGCTTCAAACCAAGACGAACTAGGTTTGTAACCAATGGACATGTAATGTTTTATTTTCTCGTAATGTTCTTCATTTGTAACATCGTAATTATCCAAAACTTTAATTAAATCCTGACCATAATTTTCTTTATTCAGGAAATAATCAATGATGTCTTCGGTTTGAACCAAATACAAATCTTTCGTATATCTTGGATCTTTATACCAATACATTTCAGAGATTTTGAAATCATTCATTCCTCTGTTAGCTTGATCGTAAATCTCGTAATAAATTGGGTCGTGACCGTTTGGTGTTGATATCACGATTACCTTACCACCCGTAGATAATGAAGCCATACACGCTGACCAAAAATCTGCGTCTGCCTCAATATACGCCGCCTCGTCAAAAATTAATATTGTTGGTGTATAACCACGTAAAGCGTCCTTAGATGTAGCAACCGCTTTAACTTCACAACCATTTGTTAGTTTATAGTGTCTTTGTGAATTTTTCTCTTTGGTAAACCCGATGTCTACCCAAGACGGCCATTGATCTACGAATCCACGTATTTTATTCGCCATTTCTTGTGCTGTATCAAGTTTGTTGGCGATAATCAGTATTTTCTCAGGTTTTGTTTTTTTCGCGAAGGCTAATTTTTTAGACGCCCAGGCGGCGGTTACTGTGGACACACCCGCTTGACGATATTTTAATGCGATATTTTCATTAAAATTTTCGTAATCTTCTAACAAAGTTACTTGGTCCGGAAATAATTCCAACGGAACGTACTTAGAAACCGTGTTATCGTAGGTTTGTAAGTATGTGCGAAGTGCGTAAGGGGTATCCTTAACGCACTTCACATATTCTATTAATACTTGTTCTTTTGTATAACTCACAGATTATATACCCAAACCACTTAATGGTGGTCCGTCATAATCTCCATCCTCGTCATCGTTACCACCAAAACGAGAATCCATATCATCTTTATTTAATTCTTCAATAATCTCATCAACCATAATTTGTAATACCTGTTTACCTTTCGGGTCACCCGATAATATAAATTTGGTTAGTTTAAAGAACTTCTTAGGTTCAAGAGCTGAAAATCTCTGAAATAGGTAATGTTGGATAAATTTTTTATCTTCTTCAAACAACTCATCAGGATAAGACTCGGTGAATTTTTCCCAGAAAATAGGACCTAATCTTAAATCCCAAATTTCCGCAGGTAATGTATCTTCACTACTCATTACCATTTCAGCTTGACGTGGATCGTCAGGTAAACCGTGAGTACCCAATACCTCAAATACACCTTTAACTAATTCGTGTAATAAAATTGGAAAAGTAATACCGCGAGCTTTAACTGTTGGTGGGTCGGTTTCAGTGTCTATTTCTGATTGACCTGCTTGACCTTCACCAGACGACGCCATCATTGATGACATATCTTCGGGGTAAATCCAATATAAGTGGTCCAAAATAGATTGAGACATACCATACAAACGAATAAGTTCAGGATGAATTCTCTCCAATTCATCGGCAACTAATTGATACATGTAATGACCTTTCTTTGACGCTCCGCCAATTAACGCATTTATGAAACGACGTTTGGCTTTTTGTTGGTCAAATTTTTCCATCGCATCCATAAACGCTTCTAATTCATCAGCGTTTTCATTAGCCTCTCCGAAAATATCTTTAATTTCGTCAGGTGATGGTTGTTCTCCTTCTCCTCTCATACCTTCGGCGGCACTCATCATATTTGACACTAATTTAGCGTCAAACTGTAACGCCCCTTCGGGAATCGCCATCTCACGTTTAACCAATTCAACGGCAAGGTTTTCCAAAAATTCTTTATTATTACTCTCAATTTGAGAGATTCTTGGGAACAATCCCATAGCCATCTGCATCAATCTCATAAGAACCATTTGCGGCGGCCCTTGAATTGATGTTGTGTCACCCATAAAACGTCTTACGTTGTCAACAGATTGTTTAAATCTCTTAGATGATATAATTTCTACAATATCTCTATCTAATTCAGGTAGACCTGGATGTTCAGCGTATGGTGTAGTTTTAGTTGTAATCTTTCTCTCGATACTTGGGTCCATTCTTTCAGGACCTTCGTAATCAATCGGTGCTTCACTGATGTTTTTTCTATTTTTTGCCATGACTTTTTATTGAAAATTAAGACCAATTATCCCACTTTAACCAAGTAGGTATTGATTTTTTACCCGCCTTTGGTGCCGGCTTAATACCAGGTTTTGGACTAAAAGGTGTTTTTGGTTTAGTTGTTGGTGTTTTAGGTTTTACAATAGGTTCCGCTGTTTCGGCTTCGTTAGTTTCTTTCTTTTTAGCCTTTGGTGCCGGTTTAACACCTGGTTTTGGGTTAAACGGAGTTTTTGGTTTAACTCGTTCTTTCTCTTTTTCCTTGGGTTTTGCGGGAGCGGTTTCAATTTCAGATATCATCTCAATAAATTCTTTTTTAGAAATTTTTGGTTGAACATGTTTTTCCAACAAAGATACAATTTTTTCTTCTAAAAACAAATTAATGGGGTCTTTACCTTCTTTAATGGATTTTTTAACATCCATGACACATTTTTCATATTTTTCCTTATCTTCTCTACCGACAGATGAGGTACAAATTGCCCAAGGGTTATATTTTTTTGATTTCTTTTTACCTTCTTTCATTTCTGACTCCATAGGTGTTACAGATGTTTTACCACCTTTTGTAGACACAACAACATTTTTCCCACCTGTCGGTATCTCAGTTTCCGCACCTGCTGGTACATTATAAGAAGTAACAGTTTTTTGTTGTTTTGTCACTGATGGCGAAGGTTGTTCGTTCAATTTATTATATAATAATCTTAATTGAGATTCAGTTAAGTTTGCTAATGTTTCAGCTTTAAGTCCCATGTCAATTAATTCAAATGCTAGTTTATTCTTTTTCATAAACAACTTGTTTATCAAATTCTAATACTATATCTCGTTCATATAGTTTGTTTTTTATAGTTTTTTCGTCTTCACCAAATCTGAAAACTAATCTTTTTTCCATTTCAAAATTAACGTCAGAATCTTCACTTTCCCACGCCAAGGCTATTACATCATCCAATGAATCAATCATGGAAAAGAAATCGGAGTCCTGAATTAAAGAAAATTTGATTTCCGAATTTTTCAAGACCCCGACTTTTTTAATAAACTCTATATTAGGGGGTAGAGGATTTCCATTAGATGGTTTTGATTCCCAATTTTCACCCCAAACATCTTCTTTTACATCAGAAAAAATAAATTCATAGATGTTATCTCCTTTATAGTTAGGACCAAGTCCATTAACATATATTAAATAACTCATAGAATTGCTCCGTCTGGGGTAATTTTGTATTGTTTACCATTTACCTCAAAAACCAAATTTTTCTTGTTGGTTTTTCCGATAAACTGTGCTTTATTATATCTATCTAAAAACTTTGATGACGTTAATTCTTGTTGGATAGATTCCGAAAGAGTTTTAACGTTTTTCATTGTTTTAATTTTTCTTGATTTTTCAATTAAAAACTTTTCATTTTTTTGTTCTTGAATGAATTTCTTCTCAGATTCAGTTTCTTTGAAATAAGACTTGATGATACTATCAACCTTAGATTCTGAGAAAATACTGTCAAATATGTTACCTAAACCTTCGATGTCATTATCTTCCATCATATCGCCCATCTTCTCTTTCATATCCATTGAAAATTTGTTTTTAGGTTTTTTATTAAACCCTAAATCATATTTTCCAGCCATTGTTCCTTCCCATTGTTCATCGTTTTCTCCTTCAAACATCTCACCTTCGGGAATGTCCATATCACCTACAGGTTCCTCCATTTCAGTGTCATCCATTTCAGTGTCGTCAAACTCCATATCGTCGTCAGACGGTTCCTCCATATCCATTTCGTCTTCAGATTCAAATTCAGAATCTTCTAATCTACCTATAATTTCTTCAACATCTTCATCACTCAATACTGATAAATCGAGTGCTGACAATATTGAATTAATAACATATTTCGTATCATCGGCAGATATTGGTTCGTCGCCTTGATTAATTTTTCTTAATTTTTGACCTAATTTACCTGTAAGTTTTTGAATCATTTTAAAAGATACGACACCTTCACCATCTGGTTCTGACATATCTTCACCATCACCCATTTCAGGTTCATCCATACCCATGTCATCCATACCCATATCATCCGACGGCATGTCCATATCGCCACCCATCTCAGGATCTTCCATACCCATGTCGGGACTTGGAGTATCTCCCATAGGAGCCGGAGGCAATTCAGGTGCCGGAGCAGGTGGTGCCGGTTCAGGTGCTGGCGGTGGTTCAGGTTTAGGAGTTTTTAATACGAATTTTTTTTGCTCACCAAATAATGAAATACCTTCATCATTACCTGTGGAAACATTTATTTCCTTAGCAATTAAATTCAATCTTTTAAAGGCTTGGGAATATGAAGAATAGAATTTTCTATTTTTCATAGGTTCAAGATATTCTGTATTACCCTCGCTTATCGTTCTTTTAATGACATATCCGTTTTTTTCTCTATCAATATGGTAAGTATTACCATCAGGTAATGTGATATTATATTCATTTGAGGTATTTTCATTAATTGAAGATGGGGTCGTTTCTTTATATCTAGCTAATTCTAAAATTCTAGATAATTTTTCTTGACCTTCTAATTTTTCACTTCCTATAGGTTTAAGTTTTCCCATTTTTTTCTTTTTTTAAAAAAGTTAATAATCTTTTTTAGATTTTTTCTTTATAAATATATCGTTATTATCAATTATTTAAGATGTTTTTATTAAACATTATTCTTACTAAACATTTTTATCATTTTTTCACCACTCTTTTTCATAGCACTACTATCAAGTCTAGAATTAATTGCGATATTTAACAACTTATCTGGCGAAGTGATACCATCTTTAACTGCTTTATTAATTTTATTAGCGAATAGTTTGAAAAACCCTTTACCGTTCCAACAAGCGTAGAAGAAATGAAACTTTAACCCATTATTAGAATTTACAATTTCTTTTGATTCGGGTGATAAGTAGTCATTAACATTAGTTTCATATTCTTTTTCCATAATATTTGAAACCATTTCGAGTAGAGAATTTTTTAATTCACCCCCTTTATAGTTATGGAACCATGTATTTTTATTTTTATTTTGATCTATTTTTTCCCAAAACATTTTACCAAGTCCGTCTTTGAATAGATACGATCCCCATTTTCTATCCATACCAAACATGGTTTCCCCCGAACGACCCATAGCACTAACGTAATGCCAGTCAGGATTATAATACCCACCTTCAATATTATCAATAATTAATTTAGTCATTGATAAAAAATCTGACGGAACAGCGTCGGACGAAACATCTAATGATGATTCA